CTTTCTTGAGAAAGACCTTGAACGATTCGGCGAACTCTTCGGTGATGTCCGAAAAGGCGATGTCCTTCATCCCGCGGGATTCGATGAACTGCCTGAGGTTAAGCTGCGTGGTCTTCGACTGGCGGTAGGTGGAGGTGGAATTGATCTCCTTGGAGCGGACCCTGAGCCGTTCGCGTTCCACCTCTCCGGCCTGCAGGAGGTATTCCGGCACGGAATTGGCACCGGATACGGTGGTCTTGAGCAGCTCGGCCGTGACCACTCCCTGGTTCCTCAGCAGGTTCCCGTACGCCTCTTCCAGCCGGCCTCGGAAGGCGGTAAGGCGGTTGTTCTCCCTGGCTGTTTTGATTTCACACTTCTTGCTGTCCCAGTCTCCGGGTTTGCAATAGATGCCTGTCGTGAGAGCCGATTTCTTTCCGTCGATGCTGATCCGGCAGAGGACGGCGGTCGTGCCGTCCGATTTTACCTTGTTACGGTTGATGTAGAATAAAAGCTTAAATGTACTGCGCATGATAATGATTGTTTAATTGTTTAAGGATTAAAGAATAAGTTTCAAATCGCGGGTTGCCTCGACGAACCTGTCCATGTCCTCGAACAGTCGCTTCGGAGTTACACGTAGGCTCGGCAAACAACGCCTTTCCGCTTTACAGCGGTAGGTTTTCGCTTACCTGCCCCCGAACCGTACTTACACGTCTCCATGTATACGGCTCTCCATCTGTAACATCATCTTACTTGACACATCTCTGGATTTTTGCGTTACACTCCGCACATACAACCAAAGTCTTTCTGTGCATGTAGAGCATTTTGCGTTCCCAGTCATTTTTACCTTTTAACTCTTTGAGTGTGCGGACATGGTGCATTACCACTTCTCCGTGCTTGCCACATAGTTCGCACGTTTTTGTTGTAAGCCTTTCTATCAGACTCAGCGATGGCGTTTTGAACATGTACGGCAGATTGTCACTTGGGGCTGTTTCACAATCCGTTTTGCGGGCATATCCCTCATTATAGAATACCCTGTACTTGGTTTCTCCTCCCTTGTTTACAAAAGGCACTGCAAAGAGATTGTCCTTGCGGTATCTTTCAATGACTTTTCTCACTGACATATTCAGCTTTTGAGCAAGAGTTTTGTACATGGAGAACTTCATAATACAGCCGAAAGAGCGTCCCAAAGCCGATGCATTGTTTGCTATTGAGTAATAGTTGTAGAACCCTCGTATTTCGGTATTAAACTGAGATACAATCTCGTGCGCTTCATTGTCAATCATATAAGTCCTGCCTTTTGACACCCATGTCTCCTTGCCGTGTTTGGTGACAACTTTCATGGCTTCGAGGCTGAGCAGCTTGTTCTTGATTACTTCTCTTGAAACGTGTAGTATCACATTCCCGTTGAAGTATCTGCGCACTGTTCCGTTACTGTTTCTCTTTGTGGCATAGTCTTTACGGACATATATTTCGTAGCCCAAAAATTTTGCGCTGTCTTGTGCATTTGTAATCAAAGTCTTTTCCTGTGACATCTCCAGCCTTAACTTTTCCTGCATAAACTTAGTGATGTCAGCTTTGATTGTCTCACATTCGTTTTTCGTTCCGATAACTCCGATAAGGAAATCATCGGCATAGCGCACGTATTTCAGCCTGCGAAAGTTTACATCCATATCGTTGCCACTTGGCATTGTTAGTATCCACTTCTGCTTTTTGTGCAGTTCTTCTACCATCCTTGTTCTTACGTTTACATCCTCAACTTCATTTATCCTACGTTTTAGGTAGTGTACTCTGCTGTTGAGTTTGCAAATGTCCTTGTTTCGGCTTCTTGCTGTCCCTTTATTGAATTTCTTGGCATATTCATTCATGTACTTATCGAACTTGTCAAGGTATATATTTGCCAAAATAGGGCTTATGATACCACCTTGCGGTGTCCCTGAATAAGTCTTGTTGAATTGCCACTCTTCCATGTACCCTGCATTGAGGAATTTCCGTATCAGACGAAGAAATCTGTCGTCTGCTATTCTGCCTTTCATTATTTCTATCAGCACATTATGGTCTATGTTGTCAAAGAAGCCTTTTATATCTCCCTCAATGAACCATTTTGCACCGTTGAAATTGTTTTGTAGACTTTTCAGTGCTGTGTGGCAGCTTCGGTTGGGTCTGAAACCGTGCGATGTCCACTCAAAGTGTCCCTCATATATGGCTTCAAGCACCATTCTTACTACCTCTTGAACCAATTTGTCTTCAAAAGACGGTATTCCTAGCGGACGCATCTTCCCATTCTTTTTCGGAATGTAAGTTCTCTTTGCAGGATTGGGACTATAAGTTTCATCCTTTATACTCTCTATGAGTTTGTTTATCCTGTCAATGCTCATTTCATCCTCAGTTTTGCCATCTGTGCCGGGTGTCATGTTGCCCGGCTTTGCACACATACGTTGGTAGGCGACAAAGAACATCTGTTCATTGAATAGAATACGGTAAAGCCTTTCGTATTTATACTCGGGCTCATTGCTGTGTCCAGCTAAAATGTTTAATACTTGCTCTGGATTTCTCATACGTCTCTCACGTTTTCCGTTGTTTGTATTAAAGTTACAGACTACTTCCCTTCGCCATGTACAAGGCTTTCCCCTGCTCGGACTACTACGGAAGTTCCGTTACCATATCGGATATTCAAAAGCTTTCTTTATAGCTGTTTGTTCCAGCGTTCCGACTTAGGTAATCCCCAGTTAGTTCTCTTAATAACTATTAGCACGACATACTGTCGGATGCGACTTTCGTTCTTGTCCGCTTATTGCGGCTGTGTCATAGTCGGTTCTTTATGCTCTGCACTAACGCACAAAATAGGCAGAGTACTATGAAACAACGTATGTATAATAGTCTTCCGTTGTTGCAAGATTTGGTACCACTGAACTATCGTTCAACCAATCAAGGCTTCATCCTTATGTGTGTCTTTTCGTCTTGCCCCTCAGTCGCCACCTGACTATTAGTGGACTTGGAGCTTTAATCAGTATGCTACACTCCCCATCGGGTTTCCCCTTTGGATAAACTGATTGACGATAGGATTATATCGAACCCAATCCTAACTTCTTGCTAAAGAAGTATTTATTAAGCGACCATTCTGGGCGCACGCGCGTATATCTGGGTGGTCTTTATGTTGGAGTGTCCCAGCATTTTGCAGATGGTCTCTATCGGCACTCCCTCCTCGAGCGTGACCAGCGAGGCGAAAGAATGCCGTCCCATGTGGTAGACAAGGTCCTGGCTCAGCCCTGCCATCAGGCGCAGGGATTTCATATTGGCCCTGAGCGTGTGGTAGTCCTGCGGCGGGAAAAGAGTCTCGCGGGTATCGTCCCGGTATTTCTCAATCAACGCGACGGCTTCCGGAAGCAGCTTGACACGTCCGAGGTAGTCGGTTTTCTTTCGCTGGTATTTCAGCCAGAGGCTGCCCTCGTCATCCCGGAAGAGGTTCTTCCGGGTGATGCTTACCGCATCGGCATAGGCGGTGCCGGTGTAACAGGCGAAGAGGAAGAGGTCCCGGGTGATGACATGTGACCTGCGTTTTTCCGGTATCTCCAGATCACGCAGCTTCTCGAAATTCTCACGGCTGAGTGCTTTCGGTGTTGTCTCCTTCTGCTTGGGCAGCTTGAAGTGGCAGAAATGGTATTTCTCCGAGTGGCCCTCCTTGTAGGCGATGCGGCAGATCTTTTTCAAGATGGCCAGGTAGCCGCGAAGCGTGTCCACGGCATATCCCTTTTCCAGAAGGATGAAATCCTGATAGTCGCGGATGAACTGCTCGTTGAGCTGCCCGAAGACAAGGTCCGGAACCTTGAATTTCGCCTTGATGAATTCGGAAAGCGTGCGGTAGGTGAAGAGGTAGGTCGAGAGTGTGGTGGGCGCACGGTCCACACCGACACGGGCCTTCATTTCCCCGTTATGCCGGTCGAGAAGTTTGAGCAGGGTCATCTGCATGCCCGCATTGCCCTGGAACATGTCCCTGACCGCGGCGGCATCAAAATCCCTTTTTCTTTCCATGAGGGAATTGAAGGCCGAGTGTACGGCAAGCAGCAGTCTTTCTATTTTTTCATTGGTCTCCACCGCTTCCCGGCTCTTGCCGTTCAGCCGGCTCTCACGCGCGTTCCACAGCCCGGGGGTGCAGGAGAGCTTGCAGCTGAACTGCGCCATCGTGCGGTTGAGGGTGATCCGTCCCATGATCGGGGCCTTGCCGGTCTT